AAGCCTGTCTTTATTGAAAAAGACATTTTGTCTAAACACAAGTCGTTTAGGGAACTTGGACAAGACCACCCAGCTGTGCAATCTATCAGTAAACGCCTTATACCCCAACATAGATACAATGATATTTATTTGGTCAATAAGTTTTTTACTTGGACTAATGAGTTAATACCTAATAAGTTCAAGGATTTGACGAATGACCATCCACGGATGGTGATTCCTTTTCGTGATTCAAAAGGTAAGATATTTGCATACCAAGGAAGAGCGTTTGGGGAAGAACAACCAAAGTACATTACGATTGTACTTGACCAGAATGAGAAGAAAATTTTTGGTCTTGATAGGATTAACGACAATCGGAATATTCTTATCTGTGAAGGCCCTATTGATAGTCTATTTCTTCCAAATTGTTTGGCAGTCGCTCAAGGGGATTTACGGTTACCTCAGTACAAAGATAAAGGTACGTTAGTATTTGACAATGAACCTAGAAATAGGGAAATTATAAAGAACATAGAAAAGGCGGTAGAAGAGGGTTATAGTGTTGTAATCTGGCCGTCAGATATAGAAGAAAAGGATATAAATGATATGATAATTTCTGGTTTGACAAATGTTGAAATCTCTGATATTATACATAGAAATACCTTTTCTGGTTTAGAAGCAAAAACACAATTATCACATTGGAAAAAAGTTTAATAGGAGAGAACCATGTCGCAACAAGCTACAGTGGTCAAGATGCCACTTTCTGATTCAAAAACAAAATACTTAGGAATTAATATAGATACAAGTAGAGATAAATTGTTATCTGAACAAGCAAAGAAACTGGTAGAAGACTATTATTGTAAAGATAAAGAGAATTCTCCCCAGATGGCATACGCAAGAGCCGCTGTTGCATATTCATATGGTGACATGGATTTAGCACAAAGAATTTATGATTATGTATCTAAAGGTTGGTTTATGTATGCATCACCAGTATTGTCTAATGCACCATTACCAGATGAGAAAGCAAAAGCACTTCCTATTTCTTGTTTTCTAACTTATGTACCAGACTCGCTTGAGGGTTTGATTGCACACTCATCTGAACTACGTTGGTTGTCAGTTAAAGGTGGTGGTGTTGGTGGTCACTGGAGTGATGTTCGTGCAGTATCAGATAAAGCGCCTGGGCCTATGCCTTTCTTACACACGGTAGATGCAGATATGACTGCATATCGTCAAGGTAAAACTCGTAAAGGTTCTTATGCAGCTTATATGAATGTAGACCATCCAGATATTATTGAGTTCTTAAATATGAGAGTTCCAACTGGTGACGTTAATCGTAAGAACTTAAACTTACATAATGCAATCAATATTACAGATGCATTTATGAGAGCAGTAGAAAGAGGTGAGACTTGGGATTTACTTGACCCCAATGACCAGACTGTTAGAGAAACAATGCCTGCAAGAAAGTTATGGGAACAAATCTTAGAAGTAAGATATAGAACTGGTGAACCATATCTTAATTTTATTGATACTGCTAATCGTGCATTACCACAAACACAAAAAGATTTGGGGCTGAAGATTCACGGTTCTAATCTTTGTAATGAAATTCACCTTGCCACTTCAGAAGACAGAACTGCTGTTTGTTGTTTATCATCTGTAAATGTAGAGAAGTTTGAAGAGTGGAGAGGTACTACAATGATTCGTGACCTTATTCGATTCTTAGATAACGTGTTACAATTCTTTATTGATAATGCTGGTGATGAGATTAGTCGTGCAAGATATTCTGCAACACAAGAAAGAAGTCTTGGACTTGGTGCAATGGGATGGCACGCTTTCCTACATAAGAAAAGAATTCCATTTGAATCTGAATCTGCACAAGTTTGGAACAATGTTGTATTTCAATACATCCAGAAAGAAGCGATTGAGGAAAGTAAATTAATGGGTTCTCAAAGGGGTGAGGCTCCAGATATGGAAGGCACTGGTAGACGTAATGCACATTTACTTGCAATTGCACCTAATGCTAATAGTTCTATTATTTGTGGTACTTCACCATCTATTGAACCACTCAAAGCAAATGCATATACACATAGAACAAGAGCTGGTTCGCACTTAGTGAAAAACAAATATCTTGAAGAAGTATTAGAAGAAAAGGGTAAGAATACTGATAAGGTCTGGACAGATATTATTACTAACGGTGGTTCTGTACAACACCTAGATTTCTTAAATGAGAATGAAAAGGATGTTTTCAAAACAGCGATAGAAATTGACCAAATGAAAATTGTTGACCAAGCAGGAACTAGACAAAGGTTTTTATGTCAAGGTCAATCTGTAAACTTATTCTTCTCTGCTGGTGCAGAACGTAAGTATTTACATGAAGTGCATTTCAACGCATGGCAGAGGGGAGTTAAAGGACTTTATTATCTAAGGACAGAGACAACTCAGAAAGCTGAAAATGTTGCAGAGAAAGTCAAAAGAGATGCGTTACAAGACTATCAAACTCAAGAGTTACAATCACAAGAGGAGTGTGTAGCGTGTCAAGGGTAGAAGAATATATTAAAGTAAGAAAAAGTCAATTACAAGAAGATATGAGTAAGGCACATGATGCCCATGATGTTGCATGGTATAATCGTCTTATTCAAGAGTTAGATTGGGTACATCAAATGGAAAGTAAACCCACTCATAACTGTTATATGGAAGGGAACGAGAATGGAAATTAAAGTATACACTAAATCAGATTGTCCTTTTTGCACAAAAGCGAAAAACTGGTTTGACGAAAATGGATTTGAGTATGAAACTATACTCATGGATAACGAAGAAGAAAGACTTGCATTTTACCAATCAATTAATGGTATTTCAGAAGTTATCGGTCAACCGACAGATGTTCGTAGAGTAAATTCTGTACCACAGATTTTTATTGATGAAAAACATATTGGTGGTTATGATGACTTGATGGTATATGCAGAAACACTATTTAAGAAAAGAGGTGGTGGAAGTCTGTTGAAATTTAGTGAAACTTACAAACCATTCTACTATCCTTGGGCTGTTGAAATTACAACCAGACATGAAAAGGTGCATTGGATTGAGGACGAACTTGACCTTGCAGAAGATGTGTCTGATTGGAAGTCTGGTAAAGTTAGTGATGCAGAAAAAGATTATATCACCAACATCCTTAGACTATTCACACAGGCTGACGTTGCAGTTGGACAGAATTACTATGACCAGTTGATTCCAAAGTTCAAGAATAATGAAGTTCGTAATATGTTAGGTTCGTTTGCAAATAGAGAAGCAATTCACCAAAGAGCATATGCACTTCTAAATGAAACACTTGGTCTTCCACCAGAAGAATATCATGCGTTTCTGGAATACTCAGAAATGTCAGATAAGATTGACTTCATGATGGACTCAAATACATCAACGCACAGAGGGCTTGCACTCGCAATGGCAAAGTCGGTAATGAATGAGGGTATCGCTCTGTTTGCGTCATTTGTGATGTTGTTGAACTTCCAAAGGTTCGGTAAGATGAAAGGTATGGGAAAGGTCGTAGAATGGTCTATTCGTGACGAATCCATCCATGTAGAGGGGATTGCAAAATTATTCCGACAGTTCTGTACAGAATATCCTAAGATAGTGGATGATGAGTTCAAAGCTGCAATCTATGAGATGGCAAGACTCTCTGTAAAACTAGAAGATAAGTTTGTGCAGATGACCTATAAGATGGGTGCTCCAGAAGGACTTGAGGCGTCTGACGTAAAGACCTATATAAGATATATTACAGACCGAAGGTTATTACAACTTGGTTTGAAACCTAATTTTAAAGTGAAAGAAAATCCTTTACCTTGGTTGGAGTGGGTACTTAACGGTGCAGACCACACTAACTTCTTTGAAAACAGAGTGACCGAATATGAGGTTGCTGGTTTATCTGGAACATGGGATGATGCTTACGAGGCTGCATAAACATGGCGAAAAAAGTTCTCTATTGTGACGATTGTGATGTAGAGTTTAAAGTTCAGTTTGGAATGTCAGAGAGACATTATCATGCGAACCATTGCATCTTCTGTGGTGGTGAGATAAATATTGATGACGAAGATGATGTAAACGAAGAATATGAGGAGTACGATTATGACTGAATGTAATAGTTGTGGCCACGAATGTCATTGTGCGAATGGTGAATGTCATGAATGTAATTGTGATACTTGTGACTGTGGAAATGTAAATGACGCTGGATGCTAGAAAATGTAAAAACTGTGGATATGAAACACATTGTGATGATAAACTTTACAAAGACCTTGGTGAACAGAAAGAAGTTTTAGTCTGTCACCATTGTCGTTGTGATGTTTGTGAGAAAGACTATACGAGGTGGTCTAATGTTCATGATGCGTTTGATGATTATAATATGTATACGGATGAAGCAATATTAACAAAATGAAGACACAAAGTGCAAAAGCAAAAGGTCGCAGATTACAACAATGGATTCGTGACCAATTAATAGAAAAACTAGAAGTGCATCCAGAGGATGTAGAATCTAGGTCTATGGGCGCTGGTGGAGAAGACTTAATTATGGCAAGGGCTGCGAGAGAGAAGTTCCCTTATTCTATTGAGTGTAAAAATCAAGAAAAATTAAACATATGGGAATCATATTCTCAAGCAGTCGAAAATAGCAAAGACTACGAACCAGTAGTGGTGATTAAAAGAAATAATCACAAACCATTAATCGTGGTTGATGCAGAATATTTTGTAGGACTGCATAAGGATGAGACTTGATTATAAAAACTGTACGATTATATTAGATAACTCTAAAGGAAAAGTTTACAGAGATGGTAACCTTATGTTTAAAGGTGATGGATATATTGCGATTAAATTTATGTTGCAGTGGACAAACAATGCAAAGGAAGTGCAAGAAAGATTTAAATATCAACTTTCACAAAGGGAACAATGTAAATGGTCGAAGCGTGATGAAGAACAAAAATATGAAAGAAGAATGAAAGAAGAAGCTGAAAGAGCTAAAGAATCTTTTGAAGGAAAACCCAAAAAAGAAAAAGTAATAAGAAGACCCAAAAGAAATACCATAGATAAAATGTTTACATAGAGGTAACAATGTTAATAAATGATGATGTAAAACTTGACTACTCTGACGTACTAATTAGACCCAAAAGGTCAACAATGAATTCTAGAAGTGATGTTTCTATGAAACGCACTCATACTTTCCTACACTCAAAAGAACAATGGACAGGCATACCAATTATGGCTGCAAACATGGATACTGTTGGTACTCCAGAGATGCATCTTGAACTTTCTTGTTTTGATATGATTACTTCTCCAGCAAGACATTATCTTAGAAATGACCCAAAAGCGTTTGGTGCTGGATATAATTTATGTATGATGGGTGGTATTGATGATATTGATGTTCTCAAAACAAATGAACATCTGTACAAGTTTATTGGACTAGATGTTGCAAATGGATATACTATTCGTTTTGTTGATGCAGTAAAAGAACTAAGAGAAAAATGTCCAGACAAAACTATTGTTGCTGGTAATGTTGTAACTGCTGATATGACCCAAGAACTAATTCTTGCTGGTGCAGACATTGTAAAAGTTGGTATTGGGCCTGGGTCTGTTTGTACAACAAGAATTAAAACTGGTATCGGATATCCACAACTTAGTGCAGTGATAGAATGTGCAGATGCAGCTCATGGTTTGGGTGGACATATCATTGCAGATGGTGGGTGTACTAATTCTGGAGATGTAGTAAAAGCATTCGCTGGTGGTGCAGATTTTGTAATGATTGGTGGAATGTTAGCAGGACATGATGAATGTGCTGGAGAACTAGAAGATGGTAAAATGAAGTTCTATGGAATGGCATCTGAAACTGCAATGGGTAAACATGGTAACCATAATAACTATCGTGGTGCAGAAGGTAAAACTGTAGAAGTTCCTTATCGTGGTAAGGTAGAAGATACAGTAAAGGATATATTAAGTGGGGTTCGTTCTGCTTGTACATATGTTGGTGCAAGACAACTTAAATCACTTTCTAAATGCACGACATTTGTTCGTGTCAATAATACCCATAACACTGTTTACGGAAACGCATAACAGATTTTCATTTTTAGAATGGGTATCTAATTATAAATAATAGTGTAGTTTAAATCTAAACTACTTTTTCAAAAAGGAGACTAAAATGTCAGTAGCGAGCGCTGTGTATGAGCGTACTTGTCATGTGTGTGATGCGATTAGATTGGTTGTAATGAGAACATTTATTAATATGCAAAGAGCCAGACAACTTGGAGCAAATCAAAAAATATTTCAACACTACGGTCAGTTTGATAGAGAAGCACCATATCACTTACAAAGAGTTCAAGACCAAACTAATAAAGAGTATGATAGAAAACTAGAGGAGTTACATTAATGTGGCCCTATACAGACGAAGAACTAGAAATAATTAACGGTAAAAAGGAAACAAAATGATTAGATTATTTACAGTATTATTTGTTATGATTACATCCTCTGCATTTGCAGAAGATATGACTATTGAAATGTTAAACAAACGAGATGATGGTGCGAAGATGGTTTATTCGCACGATATAGCCAAAGTAGATGTGGGTGACACAATTACTTGGGTGCCGACTAGTAAAGGACACAATGTCCAGTTTGTAACTGTACCAGAGGGTGTAGAAAAAATCAAAAGTAAGAACAATAAAGAGGTTTCTTATACTTTTGAGAAAGAGGGTATATATCTCTATGTTTGTACCCCCCATAAAGGTATGGGTATGATTGCACTCGTAGTTGTGGGTGATTCGCTAGAAAACCTTGATTCGGTCAAAAAGACCAAAGTTGTGGGAAAATCTAAGAAAAAACTCAAAAAACTACTAAAAACTCTATAATTAAATAAAGAAACCCTTGATTTTCAAGGGTTTTTTTAGGCCTTTTTTTGAAAAAAAGACTTGACTCTGTTATCAAAACAAGGTATACTCTAAGAGTAAGATAAAGAGAAAGAGGTAAAAATGAGTAAAATTAAGAACTACATGATGGATATCGAAGAGAAGGTCTTTGATATTGATAATCTTGAAACCAAGATTGGTGAGTGTGAACATATCGCAGAGATGAAAGCCTTTGTGGTAGAGAAGTTGGGTTTAACCACTCATTTCGATATCGGTATCGCAGAAGGTGTGGTAGACGATATGTGGAATGATTTTTGGGGGTAACCCATTGGGGTACTACTAAAAAAAGTGCTTGACATTGTTATTAGAACAGTGTATAATGATAATATAATTGAGAGAGTGAGGTTAATATGAAAATTCAAAAAAACATCAAGGACGTAAAGTTCACCAACTGTAATGTTTACGGTACAGAGATGCCTGTCTCTGAGAATATCGTAATGGCATCTGCCGCTGGTTGGTATGTCGGTGCAGTCTGTAAAGACCCAGACTGTGGTGGTATGATTGTGCCTTTTGATAGGTACACTGATTACTATGCAACGCCTGAAGACGTTGCGAAATATTGTGGAACACTATTGGAGGCTGCGTAATGAAAAAACTAAAATACATTGTTTATACTCAAATGAATAAGTTGGGTAAAACTGGAGAGTTTGATAATGCAAAAGATGCTATCAAATGGGCGAAAGAGAATGTGTATATGTTCGATTACTTGAAAGAGAGAAAAGATACATGGGAAATTTTGTTTGAAGAAAACCTTGTATGGATTGGGAAAGGAGAGGTAGTAGAGTGTTAGAGTTTGAAAACAGTGAAGATGTAAATATCAACATGACTAGTTTAAAAGGATATGTCAAGACAACTTATGCAAAGTTGGTTGAGACATTTGGAGAACCTACCATGACAGATGCGAGTCCTTATGAAAAGGTCAACGCACAGTGGTTCTTAGAGTTTAAAGTTCCTTTTGTAGATAAAGAGTATGGAGATGACTTTGATTATGTCACTGCTACGATTTACAACTGGAAAGATGGATACGTTCCTACTGAAGAGTACGAATGGCACATTGGTGGATTTGACCATGAAGCTGTAGAATGTGTTGAGAAAGTACTTGACAATGCCTAATTAATCTGGTAATATAGTAAAAATGAAAAAGTATCTAGTAATCTTATTGTCGAGTTATATCTTGTTTACATCTGCAGCCGCACTTGGTGAACAAGATTGTGATTATGTCAAAATAGTGAAATATTCTGACGGTAAGATTATTAGTTCAAAAACAGAATATGTCTGTGATAGTCCACCAACTATCATAGTCGAATATAAAAAAGAAAAGGAAAAGACAAAAGCAGAAAAGTGGGCTGAGTATTTTAAACCGATTAGACCAAGTTCTAGTCCAGACCCAACATACTATGGTAACTATGCAAATAGTAAACCAACTGTACTTGATGCTTTTTTCTTTGCAGTGTTTAATTAATGATAAAATTTATTATGGGAATTGTGGTAGGAATAGTGTTGGTCACATACTATCCACAGATAACAACAACGACCACTAAGATGTTTGTAGATAGTGGTATTCGTGACCAAATTGTAAATCAACTTAATGGAGTAAAGAGTGATGATTAAAAATGTAATACTAGTAGGCGCTGTGGGAGCTCTACTAAGTGCTTGTGCATCAAATACAGGCACAATTGATACGGCAAAGAAACCAACACCATTTGCAATAAAGAAAGCATATGAACATACTGCAAAGGTTGTAGAGGAACAAGTTAACCAAGTTCCAGATTGGTATACTAAAATGCCTGATAACAAAGATGCAATCTATTCTGTAGGTACTGCATTATCCCCAGAGTTGCAATTGTCAAAAGATATTGCAATCCTAAGTGCAAAGACAATTCTTGCAGATAGGATTAACGGTAGGTTAAACTCTGTGACCAAATCATTTATGACAAAAGTAGGTTCTTCTGATTTAGATGCTTCTGTGATAAATGAGATTTCAACTGCAACAAAGAATATCGTTGCAGATGTTGACGTTGCTGGATATAAAGTAAAGGAAGCAAAAGTTGTTTCTAATGGTATGCAGTATCGTGTGTATGTACTCTTGGAATATTCTGATGAGGAAGCACAAAAGATTCTTCTTAATCGTCTAAAGAAGGATAAAATGTTAATGTCTAAGATTCAAGCAAACAAAGCTTTTCAAGACCTTGAAAAAGATGTGGACAAGGTAAAAGAGTCTGAGACAGACAAACTAAATAAAATTATAGATGCTGGATAAGGAGTATAATGAGATACAACAAATACAATAAGAACTTTCATAAAAAGAAAGATAAATATATGCCTAAGAATGAAGGTATGACAGTTACAGTACGTCAAGTTAAAGATAAAGACGGTAATGTAACTTCAGACGTTAACGGTGCATTGCGAGTTCTAAAGAAGAAACTAATGAAAGATGGTTTCTTCCAAGAACTAAGAGAACGAGGACACTTCACTAGTAAAGGTGAAAAGAAACGTAAAGCAAAAGCCGCTGGTAAACGAAGGTATCTCAAGAAGATAGAGAAGAGAAAGCAGGAGTTAGGTTATTAAATGGATAACATCATAGAATTTCCAACTAAATTTAAAGGTCATAAATTTCCTATCATTGATGATTTGGATGCTGTAAAGATGCGTGAAGATTTAGACTTTGCAGATAATCTCGCAGAGGGGTTAATGATTAATCTTATTCACAATGTGGGTGAGAATGGTTTTGATATTAAGAAGGATAGATTTATTGGTGATATCAGTTTCCTTAACGAAGTTGTTAGGGGGGCTCTTTATCGACAAATGGGATTTGCACATCCCATGCAAAGTTTTATGGATTTGATTGTAAAAACTGAAATGAGTGAAGACGAACAAATAGTGACAAAAGTAAACTTGAATAAGATTGATGATTTAATTCCTCAATCGAAGGATGATGGTAACGGAGATGATATTAGTTGATATGAATCAAGTGACACTATCAAATTTGATGGTGCAGATTGGTGGACGAAAACAAGTAGAACCAGAATTAGTTAGACACATGGTTCTAAACTCATTAAGAGGGTATCGTAGCAGATTTTCTGATGAGTATGGCGAACTTGTGCTTTGTTATGATGCTAAAAATAATTGGAGAAGGGAGATATTCCCTAACTACAAATATAGTCGTAGAAAAGATAGGAAAGAATCCAAGTTAGATTGGAATGCTATCTTTGATACACTGCATCTAATTCGTGATGAGTTAGATAATTTTTTCCCATACAAAGTATTGCAAGTAGAAAATGCAGAAGCGGATGATATAATTGCATCTATAGTATTTCATGTTGCAAAAGAGCCGAAGAATTATGAAAAGGTATTAATACTTTCTGGAGACAAAGATTTTATTCAATTGCAACAACACAACTTTGTGTCGCAGTATAGTCCAACTCAGAAGAAATTTATTAATGGTGTAGACCCTACTACATATATTAAAGAGCATATACTTCAAGGTGATAGAAGTGATGGTGTTCCAA